GCGTCGTCGCTTACACCGTCTAACGAAAAGCTGTTAGGCGTTCCGTCTGCTTCTAGTTCGTCCAGGAAGGCGCTGTACTGGGTTACTGTTACTACAGATCCATTGTTACCGCCTGCGAAGGCTACGCCCGCGCTGTCTACGGGTAATACGGCCCCTGGGCTAGTTACTCGTACGTAATCGCTTACGTTTAGCTTAGCCGCCAGATCCGCGTTTGTGGCACCTGTTACACTAAGCAGCTTTACGCCGTTTTCTACGATTTCGATAGTCTTACCGCCCGTAACCGCGTCCGGCTTAACTACGGCGCTAAACGCCCTAGCCGAAGGATACAAGGTTTCCAGCTGTAAGGACGTAGCGCCTAGGCTAGCTGTACCTTTTAACTGTCCTGTCGCCATCCGGTAAGCCAGTAGCTTTTGTGGTTTGCCGTTGTAGGCATGCTTGTAAATTTTAGCCGCCGTAAGAGCTGTCTTATCGGCATTGAAAAGGCTTTTAAACTCCCCGCCCTGCGCTACAGGTGTGAGGACATTAACAGGTCCCCAGTCCGACGTAAACGGATAGGCTACTACGCCCCGTTCTCCCATGGATATACTGGATACTGCAGCTAAAATAAGCGTGTATACTCCGCTTAATGGCTTGCTGCTGCCTTCGATATACGTACCAGCCATTTTAGATACCTCCTTCGTTATTTACTGGTTTAGCCTGGAACGCCTTAAGCTTTTCCTTAGCCTGGTCAATCGTCAGGCTTTCAGTTACGCCGTGCAACGCTCCGGCCATTACCTCCGGCATTACCCCGAATACCGTAGGCCCCGCGTCTTTAAGATTCTGCGGTTCGAATACAGGATTTTCTTTTTTACCTGCCATGGATTTACCCCCTTAGAGTATCGTGCTTTGGCTTGTTTTTACGGTACCCGTTAGATTATAAAGCTTTTCGCTTTCGGATTCCTCAGCCGCTACGCTTAAGTCTTCCGCGTATTCCTGAACTATCGGCCTGTACTGGGGATCTATTTTCGTTACTACCGTCGTAGCTGGCGGCGGTTCAATCGGCCTAGTTCTTCCGTAAGTTACTTCGTAGCTAATGTTAAATGGTACGTCTAGGCTAGCTACCTGGTTACTGGGAAAAGCGATTTCTACAGCCTTTAGGCTAGCCGCTACCGTCCCATCGGTAGCGTAGACAGGCAATACGCCTACCTTTTCTTCCAGGTCGCCTAGAAGGTCTTCCTGCATGGTTAAAAGCTGGTCTAGGCTATTCACGTATAGCCGCCCGTACTGGGTAACCTTGTTTACGTATTGGTAACGGCTCAAATTCCGGTCTTTGCTCCGGCTGGGCGTTTCCCATAAGATCACAGGCCGCGCTACCTTCGGCTGGGCGTCAGACAGGCGTACGGAATTTAGCCCAGCCGCTGCTTTTACCCAGCGCTGTAAGGCTTCTAGTTCTTTTTCATACGCCATTATCTAACCCCCCAGTCGTTGAAATAAGCGCCGTAGTTCGTATTCTATAATCCTGGGTACGTCGTCTTCCAGGTATTCTAGGGATTTCTCGAACATGTGGGCGCCTTCGATAGTTTTACCCGTTAATACCATGCCGCCGTCGAAGCCTGGCTGGTAGTGGAATGTCCCGCTACGCCATTCGCCCGGCACAAATTGCCCCGCCTTTTGCGTAAACCCGTTATTCGCCCATTCAGCGTACGGCACGTTCGTACCTACTAAGGCCTTAGATACTTTATTGCTTACCTTAACGCTAAAGGTATTTCCCTGGGCGCCCATGGTCATACTATTTTGTAAGCGCCCGGAACGCCTGGGCGTTAAATCGTGCAGGTACTCCAGCTCTCTAAGGCCCGAAGTACGTAGTATCCGTTCTTTCATTTTGGCGACTTCGGTCTTATCCAGGCTCTTAAGCCAGTTTTCCCAGCGGCCAAAGTTAGCGTCTAGCCTAATAGTTGTACTGCTCATAGGAAACGTACGCCCCGGTTATTGCCAGGCTTTAGTAGGCGGTCGTACTGCATTGAATACGGTATAAGCATCGTCTTAACCGTATCTAGCGGGTCTGGCCGTTTCACCTGGTAGTATCCGGGGGGCGCTGCTTCGGTAATATTTCCGGTAACCTCGTTTACTTTAGCACTTTCCCCCTGGGCCAGTATTTCGAAGGCCATAGCTACCGCCGTTTTTAGCCCTTCGTCTACGTAAGCTTCCGGTAGCGACCCGCCTATAATCCCCTGGGCGTAGCTGTTAGCCCGCATAAGGTAGGTATTTACGTCCGTACTAGCCATAGCCGCCGCTTTAGTGTAGTACGTACTGGTCAGTTCTACAGCTGTAAGATACATAAGCTAACCCCCTTTACTTTAGCAGGGCAGCAGCCTTTCCCTGTTCGATAGACGCCGCTACAATTTCGGCCTTTTTAGCGTCGTACTTGAATTCCACGCCCATAATCTTAGCCGCGTCGGCTAATTCGTCCCGTTTGTACTGGTCTTCTAATGCCTTCGTAAGACGGGCTACTTCGTCTTCCTGGGCTACTAGGTCCCCGTCGGGTAGTAAACTAGCCCCTTCGCCCTTTTCGTCGCCTGTGGGCAAAGCTGGGGCCTGTTCTGGCACATATTCAGCTACCCCGGCGTCTACTAAAGACTTTGCGCTACGTTCCGGTAGGTCTAAGACTTCCCCGGCTTGCCTGTCCTTACCCTGGAACGATACAGTACCCTTTAAAATTACTTCCATTTTCGTTAATACCCCCACGTAATTAGCTAGGGGCCGCAACTTGAACGCAGCCCCCGCAATTTTAAAAACTTAAGACTAAAGCATAACCGTACAGGGCATGATAAGTTTAGGGTCGTTAATTTTCGGGAAGCTGGAAGCGACTACTTCTACAATTTCCCGCATAGGACGTTCCTGGGTAAAGCTTCGGGCATAAAGGCCGGGGTTCATTTGATTCTCAATGGTCGGGCCTAGTACCTGAATACCGATTTCACGGCCACGCTTAAGCAGTACGCCTTTCTTAGCGCTAAGTAAGCGCTGGGATACACGGGCGCCCTGGTTATTAACGTCGCGGTAGGTTACCACGGTATCAAAGGCCCGTACTGGGGCCATTTGACGCCCTACCAGAAAGGCGTTAAGTTCTTCCAGGGTCAGTAGCTGGGTAGCCGATCCTAAGATAGCCGCCCGTACTCCAGGGTCGTTCATAATCGTACGGATAACCGCGATACCAGCTACGAAGTCGTCAGCGGGTACGCCGTTAGTGTCTACGTATAACTGGTTCCAAGCTTCCAGCTCTAACAAGATAGTTGGGTTCGCATCGTCCCACTTAACAGCCGCTATTTTCTTGTTACCCGCAGGTACACCGAAGTCTACGCCTAACATAATTCCGTCCTTACTGTAGGTAAGAGCGCCTTCGCCCAGGGCCTGCCAGCGCATCCACTCGATACGGGCGTCAATGTTGGTCTTTACCGTAGCCGTTTTACCAAGCAGCTGCTTTTCCGCGATAAGGCGGCGCTGGGGGTTACCCTTATCTAAAAGGGCGCCTAGCTCCTTTTTGTCAACGATATAAGACTGTCCAATATCGACAATCTTACCGGATACAGTACTCATGGGGTCGCGGTCAGTTAGCGGAAGTTCTGCCCCATTGTCTACGATATTCGCCATATCTGCTTGTCGGGTAATTACGGTTTCGTGCCATTCCATTTCGTAGGATTCTTCGGAAGGCAGGTAGTCGCTGCCGATAAAGTTAGCAGGTACTGGGATTTCCTTAATTGTCTCCGTCAAAAGCGGGTTATCAAAGAATTGACTGTATTGTGCAAGTCCGGCCATGTCTTTTATACCTCCTGTTATTTAATTTTTAGATAAAGCGTACGCTGCCCGCGAAGGCCGCCTTAAATGCGGCGGTAAGTCCGATACACATACCGGAATATACAGCGCCGTGTACCATGCCCTGGCCGAATGTTACGTCAGGATTAGCGCCTGCGTCGTCTGGTACAAACTTAATGGATTCGTCCAGGACTAACGGGTTAGACTTTCCGACTGGGAAGGCCCCGTTACCGCTGTCGGTAAGGCCAGACAGCATACCAAAGTAACTTTCTACCGTAGCCTGGTCGCCAGCTATGCCCCAGGTACCCGTAAACGTGATGGTTTGCCCGCTGCCCATGTCTTCGGTAGCTACCCGTAATTTGTTAGCGCTCAAAACTACACTAGCTACATCGTCCAGAATACCGCCGTGAATATTCACAGCTGCTTTTACGGCTGCTAGGGTAGCCGCTGTACCGCCTAACGCAGTAAGGGCCGCTAATGGCGTATTAGCTATAACGTAGTCCATACCGTTTACCGTGAATTTTACGGAAGTTCCAGCGTTAATAGCCGCTAAGTCTGCTGGGGTTACGTTGGCCGCCCCAATAATTACGGCAGGGCTAGGGTTACCGTCGGCGTACTTCTCGTACTTACCTGTAACGTCGTCTTTTACCAGGCATTGGCCCTCTAGGATAAGCTCACTTACGGCAAACTTACTGCCGTCTAGGGTAGCGCCGCCTGTAATGTAGGCGTAGTGTGCGCTGGCCTTAATCTCACGCGCTCCGGTTACGCTAGTCTTTCGGATCGTTACGTCGTTGTTATAAAAAGACATTTGTTTTTACCTCCCGTTTTAATTTACTTTTTAGGTGCATACCCCATAAGTGCTAGGGCTTCGGCTTTCTTTTTATCCATGTCAGTAGGGTTACCAGTCGAAGCACTACCGCCGCCAGGCCCTTTACCAGCGAAGCTGCCACCCGTACCGCCGCCTGGATTACCGTCACCCGCTGGGTCTTGAAACAGGTTAGGTTCCGCTTTAACTAGCCGCCCTATGGCTTTTTCGANNTTCGACGCTACCCGCCATTAGTTCCCCGGTTAGGTCGTCGTACTCTACCTGGGCGCTGTAGTCTGCCTTAAGCGCTCGTACTACTTGGGCTGGATTATGAGGATTGAATTTACCCGCTACCCGAAGGACCACGTTTTCCAGCGTTAGGCTTTTCATATCTCCGGCTACGGCGTCGTACTTGTCGGCCTTCTTACGCAGTTCGACTATTTCCTGTTCGGTAGCTGTCGGCGGTTTCTGGTCCGTTCCGGCCTTCGCTAGTTCCGCTACCTTTGGCAGTAGTCCCTTATTATCGACGTCCACGGTTACCCCGGCGTCCTTAAGGGCTTTACGAACTAATCCAAGGGCCTTACGTGTTACCATTCCGTCTACGTCTTCCTGCGTGTAGATTGCCGCGCCTTCTTTAGCCGGGTCGAAGTCCTTAGCTCCGTCGTGTTCTTCCTGGCTAATGTCCTTACTTTCCAGTAGTTCCTTTAGCGCAGCTAGATAAGTTTCTTTCGTCAATTTCCCAGCCTTGTACTGTGCTTGTAGCGTTTTAATGTCTTTCATACCCTAACCCCTTTCCCGGTTATGTGATACCGGAAAACATAATTACGGGTTTACGTTACCCGCTAAACGCAAAAAGGGCTTTATACGATAGCCCCTAAAACGAATATTTATAAGCACCCAGTCCGGCCCCCGTTCCTTCCTGGGATTACTTAACCTTACCGATATGCTGCAGTACAGCTACGTAGGTGTCGTAGCGGTCATTACCCGACACTAGTTTACTGCCCGGTATCTTTTGGGCGCCGCCTACTTCGATAACCTGGGTAAATGCTTTCTGCATATCCAGGGTTATGAAGTCCCGATTGATGATAGGCGCCCCTAGTTTATCGTGCAGCAGCTGGGCAGCCCTGGCGTCGCTTCCGTCGCCCCCTGGGTTAAACGCAATTAAAACAGGTAACATTATTTCTACCCCCTTCTTAGGTTCGACTATGGGCGCTGGTTCCGCATACGTATGGCCTAAGTAATCCAGGCAGCCCAGGAATATAGCATGCGCTACTTTCTCTATGAACGAATCAAGTTTTAGAAGCGCTTCTTCCTGCGGATTCGTGATAAATACTACTTCGGCTAAGGCCGCTGGCATGGTCGTTTCACGTAGTACGGCCAGGTTCTGGAATTTTACGCCCCGATTTGCGCGGCCTGTAGCTGCGGATAGTCGTTTATGGATCGCGTTAGCCAGCTTTTGGCCGTCCCCTCCAGCTTTATAGGCTATGGTTTCCGTACCTGTAGCGGCGGGGTCCTTAAATCCGTTACAATGAACACTTAGAAAGTTAGCCGCCTTAAGCGCGTTAGCCATCAGCGCCCGTTCGCTAAGCCCTACAGAGCTGTCGTCTGTCCGGGTATACCCTACTTTGACGCCCTGCGCCGTAAGCTTAGCGCCTACTCGTTTTATGATCTTTAGGTTTATGTCTTTCTCTTTTAGCCCCGTAGGCCCTACCGCCCCTGGGTCACTTCCTCCGTGGCCCCCGTCTAGCATAAAGTCTTCGTACATGGTATTACCTCCTTATCGTTAGCATATAGCCCCATCCGGTACGTCGGGCGCTTCGGGTACGTCGCCGGAAATCTCCAGTACTTCGTCGAATACCTCCAGCATTACAAAGAGGGCCGCCAAAGGTTCGTATAGGTAATTGTTCTCGAAGTAAGTACCTACAGGACCAATAGGTCGCCCCTCTAGTACCTGGGCTTCACTTTCAATAAGCTTTACTACTACCGGATTACCCGTAAGCTTCGGCTTAAGCCCCGGTAGCTTGCTGTAGGTTACTTCGTAAGTATCCTTTCCTATGCGGCCTTTAACTTGGTATTTCATATTGCACTCACCAACCCTAGTATAAATTCGTAAAAATCCTTATCTTTCGTTATGTCATAGCTGCCGTAGTATAGGCTTTCTAGGCCCATGCTTAGCAACTCGTAGTAATTGTCGGGGTACTCCTTACCCATGTACGGCGCTAAGAACTTGTCAAAGCGTGATTTCTCCGTAGTCTTGTAGCCAGGCCCCAGCCACTGTAGGGACTCCCCAGCTGTACGCCGCTCGTAAAATTCCTTTTCTAGTTTGTAGATACCCGGTACCACGTTTTCGAACCTATGCCCCAATTCGTGGAAGGCTACACGCCGCCTGCCTTCTACCCCGTTACCACTTAGGCTTATTATGGCCGTGTCCTTACCCCATTTTTGTTTATAATATCCGCGTTTACTGGCCTTCGTTAGGATCTCACTGGCCCCGGACTTCTCCAGCCATGCCGTGGGTAGGTATTCCCTTACTTCTTCCAGGGCTTCTTTTACCTCTTTCCAGCTGCCTTTCGTCCAGGCTTGCGTAACTAGGCCGCCATTCGTGCCTACTGGCCGCACCTGCTTAATCGTATCCCGTACTACTTCGGATCGTATACGGCTCCTAGTAATGCCGCCGTTAGCTTGGTCGTTAAGCAGCTTGATATACCTACTGTCTAACTTATCCATAGCGTCGTACAGGTGAATATACGGCAGGTTTGCGTTTGCTAGCTCTAGCATTTGGTCGCTTAAGGCTTTCCTAGCCTGGGCTAGGTCGGCTACTTCCTTGTCTATGGTGCCCATCTTCTGAGCTATGCCCGCGTCTATCTGCTCCCGTACCTGGGCGCCTAGCTCCCGTACTTGTGCTTCCGACGTTACGCCGCCGGACGGTATGCTGCTTCTAAACTTGTCTACCCAGGTCCCGGTAAGGGGTACGGCGGTAGCTACTACAGCTGGAAGTACGCCTACAGGGTCCCCAAAGTCTAGCCGGGTTTCTCCTGGTCTTAGGTAGCGCTTCGGGTTATCGTTCGCCATGCGTTCGCTTATTGTTGGTAGCCCGCGTTCCTTTGCGTACTCTTCGTAGGTCCTGGCCTTCGTGTAGATCCGGTCCCCGAATTTCTCCGTCCT